TTGTTGTAAAACTGAATAACGCCGTATTTCAAAAACTCGTCAAGGGTGAATGATGAAGACGTTTTCCGTTGGAATCGTTGGTGTTAAAGAATTGAGAAATGTTCTTAATGAACTAACTCAAGACTTTGGGCCAAAAGATTCAAAGCGTATTCTTACATCAGCGGTCCGCTTTGCAATGAAGCCAGCCCTTGAGACTGCCAAAGCAAACGTGCCAACAGACACTGGCGCTTTAAGGGCATCATTACGGATTGAGGCTAGAAAGCCAAACCGTAGGGATAGGGCATCAAAGTATGTAGACCCTAATGATGTGGCAATTGCTACGGTGACAACTGCGCCTGGCAAAGTGCTTGCTAAAAAGAGTTTTAAAAACTTAAAGACAGGCAAACGTCAAAAAGGTATTGATAGCGATGCAAGGGCTATTGCAACAGAGTTTGGAACTGCTAAAGTAGCAGCCCAACCATTTTTAAGGTCGGCGTTGGAAAGCAACTCAACGCTGATTTTGAATAGTTTATCTAATGAGATAAAACAATCCATTGAACGCTACAAAGCACGACAATGGCAAAAAGCACTAAAGGACACAACATGAACAAACTAGCATCAGCATTTGGTAAAGACTTTGTTAAAAACAAAGACAAAGTTCGCACACGCACTTTTGACCTTGGCGGTCATACATTCAAAGTTAAAGTCCCACTTACATCCGAATTTGAGATCATGCAAGAACGCATGAAAGTTGTGGATGAAGAAAAGGTGGCAACGTATTACAAAGAGATCACCAAGGATTTGGAGAAGTATCGGGAAAATCCTGATGCTGATTTGAAGTGTGAATTCTTGGAAGACGACATTGTTGTTGATGGTCGTTCAATGCGTGAGGCTGCAAAGAATAAGATCATTGCCGAAAACCGTATTACAGAGATGTTTCGCTTACTGGTTCCAGAAGAAAAAGACTTTGACATGGAAACCATTACATACGCAATGGTTGAAGAACTTTTCCCGTTTGCAATTCAGATGCAGATTGTTGAATGTATTGGCAAGACGGTTTCGCCAAACTATGAGGCGCAAAAGGGAAAATAATTGGGTCAGTCCGTAGACAGGTCAAAGCGTATTTGACCGCTCACGGAACTGACCCTGATGCGGTAGATGAGGAAACCTTTACAGACATTTGCATCATGTATGCTGATGGGCAGATTGGCAACCGTGGATTGTTAGAAACGCTTGGAGGTTTGAAGGGCGCGATTTACAATTACATCAGGCCAGAAAACCAACGCGCCTATACATTACAAGACATGATTCCAAGCGCATACGATTACAGTTTCCCGCCATTGCCTGAAAACCAAAAAGCGGAAAAGGTAAGCACAAGCCTAATGCAGTTTATGCAAATGGCTCCAAATGCGCCAGAAGGTCTTTTTAAGGAGTAATCAACATGGGTATGCTGGCGCGGTTAGGCGTTGTTCTTGGTTTGGATTCTGGAGAGTTCAAACAAGGTATTGAATCTGCTGATAAATCGTTATCCAATTTCAGTTCAAAAGTTGCAACTGTTGGTACGGTTTCTGCCGCTGCTTTTGCAGCCATGACTTATAAAGCACTTGCCTATTCAGATGCAATTGCTGATGTTGCCAAAGCAAACGACATGGCTATTGCGTCAGTCATGGCGCTTGGTGAAGGACTTGCACAAAACGGTGGTAGTGCAGAAAACGCTGGCAAGTTAATTTCATCTTTTACATCACAAGTTGACAGCGCAGCCCAAGGTTCAAAAGAAGCGCAAGAGGCGTTTAACCGCCTTGGTGTTTCTTTTAAAGATTTGGCAAACAAAGACGTTACTCAATTGTTTGACCAAACAGTAAAAGCAATTGCAGAAATTGAAGACCCACTTTCTCGCGCAGCATTGGGTATGACAATGTTTGGTAAAGCGGGTAAAGGAGTTGACTTTGTAGGTTTGGCAGAAGGCACAGCAGAAGCCCGTGAACAGTTTGCACAATATGCCAAGGCTGTTGAACTTTCTGCTGAATTGCATGACAAACTTGATGCCAAGGCAACAAAGACAATCATTCTATTTACCAATGCTTTTTTGCCAACCTTGAACTCTCTTTACGATGCTTTAGCAAAAGATATAAAGGGAATGGAAGGTTTGATGCAAGCCGCAGAATCCGCAGGAAAATTTATTGCTGAAATCTTCTACAACGCTTACACGGTTGTAATGATGATGGGCGCTGCTATCACTTTTGTTGGTTCGGCAATCAAAGATATATTTACTGGCAAAGGCATGACCGCAGTTGCTGATGATTTGAAAGTTTATTCAGATCGTGTAAATGAACTTTGGAAAAACGCAAAAGCATTTCACATGGAAATGGCAAAGCCAGAAGCCAAAGAAGAAGCCAAAAAAGTGGCAGACACAGGACCAAAAAGAAAAGTAACTCCTTATGTTGACAAAGCAGAAGCAGAACGTAAAAAACGTATGGAAGAAGCCATTGAGATGGCAAAGAAGTTATCTAAAGAATATGAACGTCAATCAGATTTTGATTTGGCTCAAATTCGCCGTAAAGCAGAATTAAACGGATTGACAGATAAAGAACGTCAAATTGCCGAATCAATGATGCAAATGCGTGAACAACTTGAAAGCAAACTTCAGGCAATTGAAAGCAAACGCCAAGATGCAATCATTAAAAAAGAATTAGAACTTGCACAAGAGTTTGAAAATCAAAAAAAGATTATTTCTGAAAAAAGTGATTTTTATATTGCCGAAACAGAACGAGTGACTAGGGCCATCCAAGAGGAGCAAAACACTTTTGCATTTGGTTGGAATCAGGCATTTGCTCAATACATTGAAGATTCTGAAAACGCTGCAAAACGTGGTCAAGAAGTTTTTCAAACTGTCACTGGCAACATGAATGCAGCCATTGATAACTTTGTACGCACTGGCAAACTTTCATTCAGCAGTCTTGCAAAATCAATCATTCAAGATTTGATTGCAATTCAACTTAAAGCATCCGTGACTTCAATGTTTAAGTCTGGATTTAGTATGTTTGCTACTGGTGGTACTGATGTTGGTGGCTATACATCTTCAATGGCTCAATTTGCTGACGGCGGCAATCCTCCAGTTGGTGTTCCATCAATTGTTGGCGAACGTGGTCCTGAATTATTTGTTCCTCATACTGCTGGAACAATCATTCCAAATAATAGAATGCAATCTGCTTTAGGTGGCGGTCAAACAGTCAACAACTTTACAATCAACGCAATTGATACAAAGAGTTTTGAAGATCGTCTGTATGGCAGTTCAAACGCTGTATGGGCTGCTAATCAATACGCAAACAAATCACTTGCCATTGGGCGCGGAAGGTCTTAAAAATGTCTTTTCAAACAATCGTTGACATACAACAGTCAATGACGGTGAACAACCGTAGAACTATTGGTCAGCAAGTTGCTAGGTCTGGTTACATCACAGTGGCGCAATATTTAACTGCTGTGCCTTGGGTGTTTACTGTTACGCCTCATAACTTTTTGTACTACCCACAAGTGCGCGACATTATCCAATCAATTGATAATGCGGACCGTCAAAACCCTGAGTACATTACGTTTGATTCTGCAAACCTTGATTGGTTCACAGCAATGCGTGGCACTGCAACAACGGCTGTATTGAATGGCACACCAACTCCAAACACACAAACGCTTGCATTGACTTCAAACGGCACATTTAAGGCTGGTGATTTTATTGAGGTGAATGGTTATGTTTACAAGGTAACGGCTGATTCTGCTGGTTCATCTGTTGGCATCCATCGGCCTTTGATTGGTACGCCAGCATCAGGCGCTCCAGTTACGCTTGGTAATAATGTAAGTTTTTATGTTGTGGCTGAATCATGCCCAACATACACATTGAACCCAACTGCTGATGGTGCTTACGTTCAATGGGATGGGCCTTTTGTTTTTAGGGAGTACGTTGTATGACAACAATGAATGCGGTTAACAGCCCGTCAATTCGCCATGCTGAATTTGTCAAACTATCTATTGGTCCACTTGGTACGCCAACAGCCGTGTACACATTTTGTAACGCTGCTGGTCCTGTTACCTACGATGGTACAACTTACTCCAATCTTGGTTCATTGCTTTCTGTTGGCGATGTGCAAAGAGACATTAAAGCAACGTCTGATGACATGACAATTGCCTTAACAGGCATAGACCCAGACAACATTGCTCTTGTTTTGTCTTCAGACATTAAAGGCTCAATTATTGAAATGTGGCGTGGATTTCTTGATTCAAACAATCAAATCATCACAACGCCAACAGATCAATTTTTTAAGCGTTATCAAGGCATTATCAACAACATAAGCATTACAGAAAATTTTGATGAACAAGCAAGAATGCGTATTGCAACTTGCACATTGGCTTGTTCAAGTATGCGCCGTATTCTTGAAAACAGAATTTCAGGAATCAAAACAAACGTCAATAGTTGGCAAACTTTTTATTCTGGAGACACATCAATGAGCCGTGTGGCTGAAATTCAAAGTACATTTTTTGATTTTGGCGCACCTCCTAAAGTTCAAACTCAAGCATCTGATTCTTCAACAACAACTACAACAACAGTTGCAGCGGATGATATTACAGGTGCTGGTTAAAAATGATTAGAGAAGCAAACAAATTTGACATTCCAAGGCTTTACGAAATGATGGTTTCGTATGCTAAAGAATCGCCGATACAAATATTACAAGATGAATCTAAACATGATGAATCGCACGTTTCTGATTTGCTTTTTACTCTTATCGCTGGCAGAGGTTTTGTTCTTGTTGATGATGAATTAAACGGAATGATTGCTGGTATAAAAGCGAGAAACATTTGGTGTCCTGATGTAGTTGAATTGCGTGAACTTGCATGGTGGGTAGAGCCTGAAAAAAGAAACGGAAGTCTTGGTGGCCGTCTTTGGAAAGCCTTTGATGAAAAAGCAATGCAAATGAAACAAAACGGAACAGTCAATTACATTTGCTGTACTGTAATGACAACTAGCCCAGTTATTAGTTATGCCAAGCGTGGATACAAACCGCTTGAAGCCACGTTTTACAAGGATTAAAAATGCCATCAACTTTAATTGCCTATGGGATTATGGAACTTGGGATGACTTATGCAATGGCAACATTTGCTGCCAACATGGTTATCTCGTTTGCATTGTCTTATGTTGTTAATCGTGTGTTTGGCGCAGAAGCACCATCACAACAAGATCAAGGTACGCGCCAACAAATTCCACCAAGCACAGCAAATTCAATTCCAGTTGTTTATGGAGATGCTTATTTGGGAGGTACTTTTGTTGACGCTTGTTTAACAACAAATCAACAAATCATGTTTTATGTAATGGCTATTAGTAGCATTAGCGAAAATGGCACATTTACTTATGACACAACAAAAATGTATTACGGTGATCGCCTTATTACATTTGGAACTGGTCCTAACGTAGCAAGCCTAACTGACCAAGCAGGAAACGTAGATACAACAATTTTTAACTCTAGTGTTGGCATAAGTAATTTACAAATTTATTTGTATACATCAAATAATGCTGGAACTATTACCCCTGTAAATACTTCATCAATGCCACCCGATATTATGGGTTCTGCATCTGGTTTGCCTTCTGGAGTTCAATGGTCTGGTACTCGTCAAATGAATGGTTTGGCTTTTGCTATTGTTCGATTGAACTACAGTCGTGAAGCGCAAACAACACAGTTGCAGCCAATCACATTTAAAGTTGCACAAAACCTTGGTGGATTAGATCGGGCAAGACCAGGTGATGTTTGGTATGACTACATGACCAACCCATACTATGGCGGCGCTATTGATACTGCTTATGTTGATACAACAACCCGTGATGCACTAAACACATACTCTGACCAAACAATTACATACACACCTAGCGGTGGAGGTACTGCTACACAGCGCCGTTACAAAATCAATGGTGTTATCAATGCTGGTGAAACAGTTTTGAATAACGTAGATAAAATTTTGATGGCTAGTGATAGTTGGATGGCCTATAACGCGCCAACAGGAAAATGGTCTATTGTCATTAATAAAGCAGAATCAACTGCATACGATTTTAATGATAACAACATCATTGGTGACATTCGCGTAAGCGCAACTGACATTACAAGTTCAATCAACGCTGTTGAAGCAAAGTTTCCAAATAGGGATAACAAAGATCAATCAGCATATATCAATATTGAAACGCCATCTGGTTTACTTTATCCAAACGAACCTGTAAACAAATACAGCATTACGTTTGATTTGGTAAATGATAATGTGCAAGCGGAATACCTTGCAAACAGAATGCTTGAACAAGCGCGTGAAGACTTGATTGTTGGATTTAGTACAACATACTATGGCATTCAAGTTGATGCTGGCGATGTTGTTTCTGTTACCAACTCAAGTTACGGATGGAGCAATAAACTGTTCCGTGTAATGAAAGTTAACGAGGCATCTTTGCCTGATGGAACACTTGGCGCAAAGTTAGATTTGAACGAATACAACGCACAAGTTTATGACGACAAAGACATTACCGCATTTACACCTGTGCCAAATAGCGGGTTGCCTTCACCTGTTTACTTTTCTTCTTTGCAAGCGCCAACGGTAACTGGTTATCCATCTGCTAGTTCGCCTACGTTTAGTGTTAGCGTTTACATTCCAATTACAGGCCGTATTACGTTTACCACATTGTTTTACACAACTGTGGCAAGTCCTGTAGCATCTGATTGGAAACAACTTGATTTTGCTGAGACTGTTAATTCGCAACCAGTAACAAACTCCACATCTGGTACGCCTCAATACTATGTGTTTGCCAATCAGAAATTGTCGGCTGGCACTTACTATTTTGCTTACATTGTTGGCAATGAATCAAGTCAATCATCATTGAGTACAAAGAGTTCTGCATTTGTATGGACACCTATTGCGCCTACTGGCCCCACGGGTCCAACTGGTAATACTGGACCAACAGGTTCTGGAACTACTGGAGCCACTGGGCCACGCAGTGCAAGCGGATATATCTACTACAGTCTTGCATCGGCTACTACTCCATCGGCTCCTTCTGCTAGTGGATATAACTTTGATACTGGCGCTTTTAGTTCGCTAAGTTCAAATTGGTCAACAACATTTACTGCGCCAGACCCTGTAACAAATCCATCAACCGAGGCTGGTTCTAAGTTTTGGGCTGTGCGCTATAACGTAAGTGAAGCAACGTATGGAGGAACTCAAACAGTAACCCTTTCATCACGTTTTAACTGGCAAAACCTTGATGGTCTAGTTACGTTTACAAACGTAAGTTCACCAAGCGGCACTACTTTTATTGATGGTGGCAACATCATTGCTGACACAGTTACAGTAAACAAATTAGCATCTGGAACTGCAACGATTGCAGCAGGTCAAACATTTAGTTTGGGCGCTGGTTCAAGTGCATTTGGATATTCTGCAACAGGTGTTTTTAGTTCTACTGTATCTACTGCCAGTGGACTTATTGGCGCTTGTACAAACAATACATACGGTTTGGTTGGTATTGCTTATGGCAGCACTACTGCTGGTGTTGGTGGTATTTTTGGCAGGGCTAGAACATCTGGCCTTACCACTTGGCGTTCTATTGTTAATAATGGTGAATATACATCCGCCATTGTTTGTTCATATTCAGGCGGCTCAGGTGATGCAAAATTATCTGCTCTGATTTCACATCAAACTGATGGAACTGGAAATTATTACGGTGGTGTTTTTACAAACATTGTAGACAGCACTGGTGGCTATGTTGCTGTAAATGGTTATGACTTCTATGCTTTTGGCGGTGGAACAAACTACGGTCCATTTACAGGCGCTCACGATGCTTTAATAGATAAGTCATATACATTGGAAGCGGGAGATATTGTTGCTGATACTGGATTTGCAATTAAGTCTGGCGTATCAAACACCATTACACAAGTTGTGCCATGCACTTCTGCAAACCAAGCAGGTTCTCTTGGTGTGTTTGTTGGCATCTATAACGATCATGCCCCAACTGCTATAAGTGAAGTTGTTGATGGCATCTTGGTTGTGAAGCCTGAGTATGCTCCATTGTTGGTTGATAACAACATCATTGCCGTAAACGCAGTTGGTGAAGGTCAGATCAACGTCTGTGGTCAAGGTGGCGACATTCAAGTTGGTGACTTTATTGTTTCTAGCGACACTGTTGGTAAAGGAATGAAGCAATCAGATGACGTATTACATTCATACACAATTGCCAAGGCTCGAGAAAATGTAACTTTTTCTTCACCAGATGAGGTAATTCAGATTGCTTGTATCTATGTAGGTGGTTAAAATACGCAAAAGACAAGACACCATTAGCCCGTGAGAATCACGGATTTCCAACTGAGTACAGGGAATTGCAATGGCAATCTTCAATAAGAATACGCTGGCACAGGTCAGTGGATTCGACAACCCAATTCTTGCGGGTGAACTTGTATGGAATCAGAAAACCTATTGGAATCTGATTTTTACAACGACAGACCCAACCACCTGCACACCTACGCCTCTTGATTTGACAGATGCTGATGTTGACGCTCAGATTGTTCGCCGTCAACTTTCAAACGTACAAGACACACGCAATGGTCTGACGTTTGACATTGCCAACTACACGCCAACGCCTGACACTATTCCTTTGACAATCACTAAAACAGATGCTGTAAATGGCGTTTGTACTTTGTCTATTGATAGTGATGCTTGGGATTTGATTAACAGTGACCCAGAACTTGAGATTAACGCCATTGACCCTGTTGGTTTTAGTGGTCGTGTAATGGTAAGTTTCCCCGTATCAGGCGCAACACCTGCTGATGATTCGGTAATCTTCTTGCTGTTTATTGTTCGTTCTGATGGGGTGGTTGTTGTATGACGGATATTAAAGTAAATGTTACGCCAGCACCGCGCGTTGAATTAAACATCAATCGTGGCTTAATCGGCCCCACGGGGCCACAGGGCGCGTTTGGCGGTCCAACGGGTGCCACGGGACCTACGGGTGCCGCATCTACTGTTCGCGGCCCTACGGGGGCCACGGGACCCACGGGTGCTACAGGTTCCGCATCTACTGTTGCTGGACCCACGGGTGCCACTGGAAATACGGGACCCACGGGCGCACAGGGAAATCAGGGAAATGCTGGACCCACGGGACCACAGGGCGTACAGGGAATACAGGGCGTACAGGGCGATATCGGACCCACGGGAAGTCAGGGAATTCAGGGAAATGTTGGACCCACTGGAAGTCAGGGTTTAGTTGGCCCCACGGGTAGTCAGGGAAATGTCGGACCCACGGGTGCTACGGGTGCTGCATCAACTGTAGCGGGACCAACGGGTGCTACAGGTAATACTGGCCCAACTGGTGCCGCATCAACTGTCGCGGGACCCACGGGTCCGCAGGGCGTACAGGGAATTCAGGGCGAGCAGGGAATTGCGGGACCCACGGGCGCAGCGGGAAATGTTGGCCCCACGGGTAGTCAAGGTTTGGCGGGACCCACGGGTAGTACGGGACCCACGGGCGCAGCGTCTACGGTAGCGGGACCTACGGGGGCCACGGGACCACAAGGTACATCAATCAACCTGAAAGGTGAGGTTGCCAATGTTGGTGACTTGCCAACAACAGGTAACGTAGTTAATGACGCATACATTGTTACCAGTGAAGGTAACTTGTATGTATGGAACGGTTCTGCTTGGTTTGATGCTGGTCAAATTGTTGGCCCACAGGGACCCACTGGAAATGCTGGCCCCACGGGTAGCGCGGGAAGTGTCGGACCCACGGGGGCGCAAGGAAATGCTGGACCTACGGGCAGCGCGGGACCCACGGGAAGTGCTGGAAATGTCGGACCCACGGGACCGCAGGGAATACAGGGCATACAAGGCGAACAGGGAATTGCTGGACCTACGGGCAGCGCTGGAAATGTTGGTGCTACGGGACCCACGGGGGCCACTGGTGCTGCTTCTACAGTAGCGGGACCCACGGGTCCGCAAGGTGTACAGGGCGTTACGGGACCCACGGGCGCTGATTCAACTGTAGCGGGACCCACGGGGCCACAGGGAATACAGGGCATACAGGGAAATGTCGGACCTACGGGAAGTCAGGGCGTACAGGGAATACAAGGCGATGTTGGCCCCACGGGTGCAGTCGGACCCACGGGTAGCACACCTGCAATTGGTGGCTCAACAACGCAAGTGCAATACAACAATGCTGGTGCATTTGCTGGCTCTGCCAATTTGACATTTGACGGCACTGCATTAACGGCGGCAAAGAATTTAGTAGGCGCTTCTGCTAACTTCACTCGTTTCCCAAATGCTTTGGCTGCTGTATCAAGCACAGATGTAAGCATTCAACAAAACGAGGGTGGCTACATTGGTTTGATTGGCGAGGCTACGGCCAACTCTGCTAACACATCACTACGCGCTGCTGGTTTGTATGGCGTTGGATACACACAAGGCGGTGCATCAGGTGAAGGTGTAAACGGTGAAGGCCACGTTTCTGATTCTGCCGATACTGCTAGTGCTGTTGGTGTTCGTGGTTATGCACACGACACTCATACTGGTGGCTTAAACATTGGCTTGTATGCAAATGCTGTCAATTCTTCTGTTGGAAACTATGCGCTGTATTTAAAGAATGGCGATATCTATTCATTTGGCGCACAGACTTGGTTGCTTAACGGCAACTTAACTTTGTCTGGTTCTTACACCACCAGCCTATACACCTTGAATCTGACAAATGCGTTGGGTGTTGGGTATGGCGGTACAGGAGTAACAACAACACCAGCAAACGGCTCGTTGCTAATTGGTAACGGTACTGGTTATACAAACACTACACTAACGGCTGGTTCTAACATAAGCATTACAAACAGTTCTGGCGGTATTGAGATTGCCGCTACAAACGTAGGTATTTCAACAGGTAAATCTATTGCTATGGCAATGATCTTCGGATTCTAAGGAGTAAACATGGCTAATCCAAACATTGTTGCTGTAACTAGCATTTACGGTAACACTTCATATCTCATTCCAAGCACAACAAGTGTAACTACTTGGACTGCGCTTACACCTGCAACTGGCACTGTAAACAAGATTGACAACATCGTTGCGGCTAACGTCACTGGAACTGCTGTGGCTGTTACTGTGTCAATCAACAGCGCTACTGGCGGTGGTGGTACGGCTTACCGTATTGCTTACCAGATCAGCGTACCTGCTAATGCTTCACTTATTATTGTTGATAAGACAACCGCTTTCTATTGCGGCGAAGGTCAATCAATTGTGGTGACCGTTGGTACTGGTAGTGCAATTGAGTTGACAGCAAGTTACGAAGCAATTACAGCCTAAAGGAGCGCAATATGTCGTTGCGTTACAAAGGCGGTGTTTTATCGACTGTCCCACCAACAACATCTACATCTTCTGCCGTAGGTGTTTGGACTATGCGTCAACAAATGCAAGCGCAAGGTGCAAGCGAATGGCCTTTTCCTCAACAACTTGATGCACAATTTAATTATGTATCAATGTTGCTGCATGGCGATGGTACTAACGGCGCTCAAAACAATACGTTCTTAGATGGCTCGACAAACAACTTCACCATTCAGCGCATGGGTAATACAACCCAAGGCTCGTTCAGTCCTTATGGGTCTAATTGGTCTAACAACTTTGTTGCTGTAAGCGATTATCTTTCTATTGCAGATAACACCGCATTGGAGTTTGGTGCTGGAGATTTCACTTTTGAGTGTTGGATAAATTTACCTTCACTACCATCTAGCGGTGGTTCTCAAAACATTATGTCCAAATGGGCTACGGGACAAAAAAGTTATATTTTTTCTGTGTTTAACAACGCAGGAACAATGACTTTACAGTTTGACTATTCAACAAATGGTTCTACAACTGCAACTGCAATTGCAGCAAATGCTTCTTTATCTGCAAATGTTTGGTATCACGTTGCATTTGTTCGTTCTAGCACTTCTTTTAAAATATTTTTAAATGGTACAGAAATAACATCAGGAGCCACTTTAAGTGGAACTTTGTTTGGTGGTACTGCTGCTACTTGGATTGGTCGCACTTTATCTGCTACTTATTCATACAACGGATACATTTCAAACCTTAGAGTAACCAAAGGCGGTGCTTTATACACAAGCAACTTTACGCCAAGTGCAGTTCCATTAACAACAACAGTATCGGCTGGTACAGTTTCGTTGTTGACTTGTCAATCAAACCGTTTTGTAGACAAAAGCGCAAGTCCTTTGACTATCACAGTAAACGGCGTTCCAAGCATACAACGCTTTAACCCATTTGGTGCATCTATTGCATACAGCACAGCTAATATTGGTGGTAGCGGGTATTTTGATGGCACAACAGATTATTTACGCAACATTACTGGCAGCGCTGCTTTTGCGTTTGCTACAGGAGATTTTACTCTTGAGGCGTGGGTATATCCAACTTATGACACAGCAGCAACATATCGTGGAATATTAAGTACCTATGACTCAACTGTTGGTGGTGGTACAGGTGTAATTCTTGAAATTTATAACAATAATTGGGGTACTTATTCTGTTAGCGGTGGTGGTCACATAGATACTGGCATACTAGCTGCTACAAACACATGGACTCACGTTGCCTTTGTTAGAAGCAGTGGTACTTCAAAGATTTATGTAAACGGCGTTTCCGTTAGTAGCGTTGGGGACACTACAAATTGCGGTAACTGTCCATTCCAAGTTGGTGATTTAGACAATGCTGGCGGATATTCATTCAAAGGTTATATTTCAGACGCTCGTATCGTTAAAGGTACTGCGGTTTACACAAGTAACTTTACGCCTCCAACATCTCCATTGACAGCCATCAGTGGTACGTCATTGCTATGCAACATGACCAACGGGGCCATCTACGACAACGCAATGATGAACGACTTGGAGACTGTGGGTAATGCTCAGATTTCTACTAGCGTGAAGAAGTACGGTACTGGGTCATTGGCGTTTGATGGTACTGGTGATTATTTAGTAGCGGCCAATAGCCCAATCTACGCGCTTGGTTCTGGTGATTTCACACTAGAGGCGTGGGTATATACCGCAACCGCTGCAACCAACCAAGCAATTTGCGCAAAAGAATCCTCTGGCACTGATTCATTTTTATTTTTGATTGGTAACTCGTCTGGTAATAAGGTCGCACTTAACTTGTCATCTGACGGCGCTACTTACAGTTTGACTTTGACAGGAAGCACGACTTTATCCATAAACACTTGGTATCACGTTGCGGCAGTAAGAAGCGGCTCTGGCTCAAATAATATTAAGTTGTATTTAAACGGGGTGCAAGACGCGCAAGGTACGTTTTCTGGAACCGTTTATAACGATACTTCAATGTTTACAGTTGGCTATCGTCAACCAGCATCTAATTTGTATTTCAACGGCTACATAGACGACCTACGCATCACCAAAGGCTATGCTCGTTACACAACCACATTCACACCGCCAACTGCGGCCTTCCCAAACATTGGACCAGCATAAGGAATAACAATGAGTGAACAGTATCCTGGCGGTTACTTAACCAAATCCCCTGTTGTTCCAACAACTACAGCAGCGCCTGGCATTTGGAATTTAAGTCAACAAGCGGCTTATAAATCGGCTGGCATTTGGCCTGGTATAGGCATACCAGATGCTCAGTTCAACTACGTCACTATGTTGTTGCATGGCGATGGTACTAACGGCGCTCAAAACAATACGTTCTTAGATAGTTCAACCAACAACTTTACGATCACTCGTAACGGCAGTACGACACAGGGTTCTTTTAGTCCTTATGGTAGTAATTGGTCAAACTATTTTGATGGTACTGGAGACTATTTGTCAGCTCCAGCTAACAGTGGTCTTGATTTAGGGACTGGCGATTTCACAATTGAATGTTGGTTTCAATACGATACAACACCTCCATCTGGATCTGGATATGATTATTTGTGGGGAATTGGTGCAAACGCTACTACTGGTCTTGGTTTGTACATTCAAGGTGGTGTACCAAAAGTTTGGAACGGCTCTGCTTTATTAACAACTACAGGTTCTATTTCTGGGTCTACTTGGTATCACATTGCTGCCGTGAGATCAAGCGGAACACTCACTGTCTATTTGAATGGCACAAGCATTGGTTCAGTTGCACTATCAAGTAATTTGTCTGGTGGAGGCTCATCAGGATTTAACATTGCTCGATGGGCCAACGCCCCAGACCCACAAGAATTTTTTGGTTATGTATCTAATCTTCGTATCGTTAAAGGTACTGCGGTTTACACAACATCCTTTACGCCAAGCACAAATCCATTGTCTGCTATAAGCGGCACATCGTTATTAACCTGTCAAAGCAATCGTTTTATTGATAGCAGCGCCAGCAATTTAGCCATAACTGTAAGTGGCAACCCAAGCGTACAACGCTTAAATCCATTTGGGTCTGCTTCAGCATACGCTACATCTACTATTGGTGGTAGCGGTTACTTTAATGGAACAACTGATTATTTGAGTGTTGCAAACAGTACATCTTTGCAACTAAGAAGTAGCCAATTTACTATTGAAGGCTGGTTTTATACTCCTATTGGCGCTACAGATGCAAACTATCCCATATCTCAAGTTGCTGGCGGGTCTGAAAGCAGCATCAACTGGTTTGTAAGAACTACAAGCGGTAATAAGTTGCGCTTGGTTTTAATGGTTGCCACTACGCCAACTGTGATTGACAGCACCGCAAGTATTCAAATTAACGCTTGGAACTATTTTGCAATCACCTGTGATGGTACTGGTACATCCAATGTTCGAATGTGGCTAAATGGTGTTTATCAAGGCGTTGCAGTATTTGACATTTCCACATTGAACAATAACTCCGCAGCCACAGTGGTAGGCTCTTGGGTTGGGGCAGGCACTTACATGAACGGGTATTTGACGGATATTCGCGTCATTAAAGGCACTGCACTATATACAGGAACAGGAAATATTACTGTACCAACATCACCATTGACATCCGTAACAAATACACAATTGCTTGCAAACATGACCAATGGAGCAATCTACGACAACTCTATGTTGAACAACTTGTATTCTCTGGGTAACGCTCAGATTAGTACAAGCGTCAAGAAATACGGCACTGGTTCGCTTGCTTTTGATGGAACTGGTGATTCTTTGCAATATCCGTTTACTCCGTTGATTCCAAACGGAACAGAATCTTTCACTATAGAGTGTTGGATTAATGTAAGTGTGCTTAAAAACTACAACTACATTTTTTGTGCTGGATACCCTATTCAAATATACATTGCTTCAGATGGAACAATAGGCACAGCATTTAATGACACTGAAAACAGTTCCACATATTTTGGAGTAATGACTAGTTCTGTTGCCATTACTACTGGAACTTGGTATCACGTTGCAATTGTTAGGAATGTTTCTTCTTTTGTGTTGTATATAGATGGCGTTTCAAGAGGGTCAGCAACTTCATCAAACAGTATTTTGTTAAGTACAACATACAAGCCTACTGTTGCCAATGCGTTAGAAAGCGCTGCTACTTATTGTTTTAACGGGTATATAGACGATTTCCGCATTACTAAAGGTTACGCTCGTTATACAAGTAACTTTACGCCGCCAACTGCGGCTTTCCCAAACTTTGGACCAACTTAAGGAGAAACAATGTTAGTAGCAAAAATTGAAAATGGTATTGTTGTCACAGTGGCAGATTGCCGTGAACTGTGCGAATGGTATCCACCAACTGAAGAACAATTGAATGACCGTGGACTTGTCCAAGTCAACGCATTTCGTTCTTATAATTCTTTAATTGAAAAACTTGTTTCATGCACTCCAGTTATTGAAGGTGATTGGGTTTATACAGTAGAGGTACAACAAATGACAGCAGAAGAAATCCAAGCAGCAAAAGATTCAGCAATGTCTCTATTACGATCAAATCGTAATAACCTATTGTTGCAATCTGATTGGACTCAAATTCCTGATTGCACTTTGTCAAACAAAACTGAATGGGCAACATATCGCCAAGCCTTGCGCGATTTCCCTGCTACAGTTGAAGATGCACGTTTACCAGTTGAATGGCCTCATAGCCCTGATTGGCAAGAAATGACTATGTAACAAGAAAGCAACAAGATATGACAAAACAACTCAAGATAGCAGTCTACGCAATCAGTAAAAATGAGGAACAGTTCGTTGAACGATTCTGTAAATCAGCAAAGAACGCTGACCTCATTCTTATTGCAGACACAGGTTCAACTGACAACACTGTAATCCTAGCCAAAGAAAACGGCGCTGTTGTTCACGACATTTGCATCAGCCCTTGGCGCTTTGATAAGGCCCGTGATACTGCACTGGCATTGATTCCACGCGACTTTGATGTGTGTATCAGCCTTGACTTGGATGAAGTCATGGAAGACGGCTGGCGTGAAGAAATTGAACGGGTATGGAAAGACGATACAACCCGTCTGCGCTACAAGTTTGATTGGGGCTGTGGCATTGCGTTCTTCTATGAGAAGATTCACCACCGTCATGGCTATCACTGGCATCACCCAGTGCATGAATACCCACGACCTGATGGCAGAACCAATGAGATTTATGCTCATACGGATATGTTGCTGGTTACGCATCTGCCAGACAACACAAAGAGCCGTGGTCAATATATGCCATTGCTTGAGTTGGCTATCAAAGAAGACCCACGTTGCCCACGCAATGCTTTCTATCACGCTCGTGAACTAACTTTCTATTGCCGTTGGGATGAGGCCATCATGTACTTGAACAAGTACCTTGAGATGCCAGAAGCCACTTGGCAGAACGAACGCTGCTATGCAATGCGGCTACTTGGTAAATCCTATGAACACCTTAATAACCACAATGAAGCAGAAAAGTGGTATCGCCTTGCTGCTGCTGAAGCGCCTAATACTCGTGAGCCTTGGGTTGAGTTGGCAATGCTTTCGTATCAGCGCCATGATTGGACTCAGTGTTATTTTGCGGCTTGCAAGGCGCTAGAGATCAAAGACAAAGCACTTGTCTACACAATGGACCCAAGCGTATGGACTGAAAAGCCACACGACCTTGCCAGCATTGCTGCTTGGCATCTTGGCTTGAAAGAAAGTGCTTTGTTCCACATTGATGAGGCGTTAAAATTTGCCCCTGATGACGCTCGTTTGGTGTCAAATAAACAATTGATTCAAGGGGTGGATGATGGCAATGATCTCGGAAACGGAAGCGCGGTTGAACAGTCACGAGGCCGTCTGCGCCCAACGGTACGAAAGAATATCGGAACAGTTTGACAGCGGTAAGAAGCGCATGGATAAGATGGAAATGCTTATCTATGCTGTTTTGATTGCCGTACTGTTTGGTCCTGGCGTTGCCGCTGAGTTCTTTAAAAAGTTGATCGGCATCTAATGTGGACCCTTTCAGCCTCCTTATGCTGGCACAAGGTGCAGTCAGCGCTATTAGGTCTGGCTGTGAAATGCTCCAGCAGGGTAGGGCAATCATTGACGAATTCAAAGGTGAGGCTGAAGGCGTGGTTGGCGAGGTCACGGCAACTGTTGACGAGTTGCGTGGACTTTGGGATTGGGCTGTTGGACTTTGGAATAGCGTTGCTGGTCTATTTGGCGTATCGCCTAAAGTTACTGAAGCGCCTCAAATTATTGTCAAACCCACGGCGAAAAAGCCTGTGGCGAAAAAGGCAAGTCAATCAGACCCAGACCCCGATGTTCTCCAAATGCAGATCGTGCATGAGGTCAGCCAGCAGTTGGGCAAGTTCTTTGACATTCAGCAACAAATTCAAAACCACTACAAGAACCTAGAAGATACGTCATTGCACGTTTATGAGGCTGGACAAAACCATGCGATCAAAGCCATTGAGCGTGTAGAAGTTGAACTCCAACTTGAGGAGATGAGCAAGAAAATACGAGAAACAATGGTGTACGCACCAATGGAATTAAAAGATTTGTACACGCGATTTCTGTCGATGTACGGCAAGATAAAAGAAGAACAAGAGTTTGCCAGACAGGAACAGATAGCAGCGAAACGGTACAAGGAAACTCGTAAATGGCAACGTCACAATTCCAGAATAGAAATCGCGATGTGGGCCGTGGCTCTAATGTGGGTGCTGCTAATTCTGTGGGGAATGATGCTCCAAGTGGCAACACTTACCTCATCGTAGGAATGGTGTTCTTTGGCATTGTGTGTTTTATCACCTTGCCAATATCGGTGTTTATCTTGATGGATGCAAAGAAGACAAACGCAAACTCACACGCAGCATTGGCTGAGACAAAGAAAATTCAGGCAGAGTTGAAACCAAAGAAAGAGGCAGACGATGAATGAACTACTTGCATTGCTTAAAACAGCAGCACCAGCCCTTGCTACGGCAGTTGGTGGTCCTTTGGGTGGCATGGCAATCAAAGCCATTGCTGACAAACTTGGAGTGCCAGCATCTATTACTGACGTAACAACTGCGCTGCAAGCAAACCCTGACCTTGCACTCAAACTTAAAGAGATTGACACACGCGCATTTGAAGCGGAAACCAAGGCGGTATCAGAGCGTTGGCAAGCAGACATGGCATCTGATTCTTGGCTGTCAAAGAACATCAGACCTATGACATTGATTGCCATCTTTGTGGCCTATTTCCTGTTCGCTAGTTTGAGCGCCATGAATATCAATGTGAACGAATCCTATGTAAAACTACTAGGTGAATGGGGCCAACTGATTATGTTGGCGTATTTCGGTGGGCGTACCGCTGAGAAAATTATGGAGAAACGGAAATGAGCGAATTCCAACGTGAGATTATTCATATTGCAAGAATGATGGCAGTGACTTTGTGCTTTGTTATCTTGACCATGACCATGAGCCTGTTGGGTGGTTTGTTCATGCCCAACAGCGTGATTGATAACAAGGATATTTTCCCAATCATTGCGCCAGCATTCAGCACTATCATTGGTGGCTTTATTGGATGGTTGGCTGCTATCAAATTGAACAACGCATCTGAGGAATCAAATGACCAAACTAACTGAAAACTTTACCCTTGAAGAACTCACGCACACTGACCACCGTGAGTTTGACAACACACCCACAACGACTGAGAAGTGCATCATTGATGGCAAGGAAGTCATTGTGAATGCTTACGAGAACCTGCCACGCTTGGCTGCTTTCTTGGAACAAATCAAGGTGTTGGTTGGTGGCAAGCCTATCATGGTAAACAGCGCATTCCGTTCGCATGATGTGAACACTGCGGTGGGTTCCAAAGATACCAGCGACCATCGCCGTGGTTGTGCCGCTGATATTCGTGTGCCTGGCATGACCCCTGACGAGGTAACACGCGCCATCATTGCCAGTGATTTACCTTACCAGCAAGTCATTCGTGAGTTTGACCGCTGGACCCATGTGTCAATTACAACCAATGAAGGCGACACGCCTAAGAAATCCAAACTTATCATTGATAAGGCTGGAACTCGTCCTTTTGCGTAAGCATTAGGGTTGTAAGTTCTAGCAAGAATTCTTGGCTGATTCCGTACCTTTTTTCAAAACCTTTTGCTCCGAGGCCATGCACACCTGTGTTACCTCGGTGATGTTCAACACAAAGTCCAATGACGGGTGCGTTGTCACGTTTCCCACCATAACGGCGAATGTGGTGGATTTCGCAAGGGGTTTGTCCGAATTTGAGAAAAAGGCAGAGGACACAGCCAAGATTCGCGACTTCACCATAATGCTTCTTTGTTTCTTTGTTCATGTATTTAACTGATAACGCTTTGAATTGTTTTTATGTGTATCAAAAAAGATACGTTGATTACAAAAGGCAATCACGCATAGAGATTGAAGAATTTAAAGCAAAGCAAAAGCGTCATCAGGCTTGTTTGTGGATTAAAAAACCAAGGTAATTAGTTAATTCCTCGGTACTCAAAAAAGTGTTTAAAGGATGGATTGCGCTGTGCAAACAACCTTGCAAGGTGTGATGTTGCATAGTTGTTTATTTTCCATTCTCCATTTGCTTCAGTTATCAATGTGTGGTGTCGTAAAAATTCCACAATTGTTTTGGCTGAATAACGATTGCGTTTTTTGGCGGTTGCCAATGCTTCACGTTCAAACGCATCATAAATGTGTTCGTTGTTTTTAATCCAAGAATCAAAATCAAATTTACTCATTGTGTAGACCTCACTTCAGAACGGGCTGATGATTCAAGGCTGCGCCACACAGCAATTTTTGCTTCTGCGGCTGACACCAAGATGCGTAGGGTTTCGTATTCTGCAATAGCGTCACGCATCTCAACAAGGTGTTGGATGTATTCGTCATGGGAATACGCATAGGTTTCTTTGGCTGACTCAGTTCGTTCGCTAGACGATGCCATGATGATGGCTTTAACCGTCTTGCGCTTTTCCTGCATATAGACCATCTGGCCTTTAAGTCTGCCAAGGTTATCTGCGTTGTCACGCATGAAATCAAGTGCTTTGAATGGGCTGATTTCTTGTTCTGTCATGTGTTTTCCTTTATGCCGTGGGCGGCTTCGATTGCTCTGGCAAGCCAAACAAAACCTGATGTTGCTGTCAGTCCGTATTTTGTTGAGTCATACCCGTAATACTTCATTGCTATCTCAATGTGAGGTTTCAACTCATCATCCGTTAGCGGCTCACGCTTTAACTTTGGTGGATGTTCAATAGGAAACCCCCAACCATTAAAACCAAGCACCTCATCATCAGGCTCACCCTGCTCTTGCTTGGCTAGTGCTTCTTCTATGGCTTTGATGGCTTCATCTACTACATCTCCGTTTATTGGTTGCGAATAAACAAGACTGTTTTCAATTCGCAGCAACGCCTCAAGCGCCAGTGTCATTGCTTCTTTACTCATAATTCACCCCGTAAGCAATTGAATACAAAACAGAAAAATGCAAAGCAATTCCAAGAAGCCCATACCAAGGAGGCGAAAGCCATGCAGAAAATAAAGATGTTGTTATTGAAGTCCAAAATAACATTCCAAAAAATGATTTCATAGCAGCGCATCCTCTGTTTGTGCGCGTTGCTGTTGCGCGTATTCTTTGATTTGCTTGGCAGTCCAAGGCGTTGGTGGGCAGGTAGGGAAGGGCCACATATCAACCTTTCTTTTTTACTGTTGTGTTTTTGATACCAGCGCGGCTGTAGTACATGAATTCAAGCGGTTTGGTTGAAACTCTTGTCTTGCTGATTCCTGACAAAGTGCCATGCAAAGGCTTTTGTTTGCGTGTCTCCTCAACGTAAGCAGACAGTGTTTGACCTGCTGCGGTTTGCTTGGATTCAAGGCGAATGGCTTTGAGAAACTCAGGCATATACGTCTTGACGTAATCGGGGTGAAAGGCGTTAATCATGCTGCTTTTCTTTCTGCGCGGATTTGATCGCGTGATTTGCCAAGGTTAAAGACGCTGTTCATGCGGTACAAGCCCATGCGTTTAGCGTCATAGCGGCGTTTATTTTCTTTGGGTGAGGCTTTGGGTTTAGCCACATCGTTGCCGCTTCCTAGGGCGTATACAGCCCTTGGGTAACGCCTTGCGCCTTCAGCGTCATAAATGTATCGGCAGACATAGATTTGTTTGCCAACTCGCGGCAGGTTTTTGTTCATGCGCGACAAGATTGCTGAAATTAAATCTTTGCGTACACCAGCCGATTGCTCAAGTTCTGCGCGGGACTGTGGCCCATACTGTTCTAGGGCCATCTTTACGGCTTGGACTCTCACTCCGTACAACTTGTGGTTCGGGTTGATCTTTTCTCTTAATGGGGCTTGTGATGATTTCATTGGTTTTGAATGTGTGGTAATTGAAACAGGTTCGGGTTCTGTCTACTGTTCCGTTGGGTTTGATTCTTGTTGCGTCAACGCTGGTTGGTGCGTTGCATTCTGGACATTTCATAATTCTTGAATGGTGATTCGGTACTGTTTGCCTTGCATATCCAGAACATCTACCGTGGTTAGTGTTGATTCCACATCGCCATTCATGTTTAGGTCATATTGGACTTTGCTTACTTCATCAATCAAACCGCGCCTGTCTAAGTTGATTAGGTTCTCTCGTATGGTGAATGCTATGTAGTCGCAATATGATTTTTTTGGTTTCATGTTTAGTTCCTTTTTGAATGTGTAAAACTATCATACATCATAACTATGATACTTTGATGCGTTGAGCAAATAAACGCACACTATCTGGAATTGGTGTTGCTTTTTTGGCATCTGCTTCAATTTTGCGTAGGGCAGCATCTTGATTTGGTGGCGCAGGTACAGTCACAGTTGCAACGTCATGCGGATTGATTCGGATTGCTTGACCAACCATCCAATCGGATTTAAATCCAGCCCAACCACGCTCACAACAAACAGACATTACTTGTTCAAGTGTCATGTTTGCTTTTGCTGCTTCACGTTGTAATCCAGCAATAGCGGTATTTGTGATTGCTGCTTTCTTGGCTTTACGCAAAGAAACAAAATCATTCCAAACATCAACACTAACGCCTTCAGGCGCTGCAACGCTAGTTGCTTTCCTTTCCATTTCCCTTTCCTTTCCTTTCCTTTCCTTTCCAGTAGGTATGGCTACGGTAGTGGTCTGGTAGTCGCAAGGTAAATCGCATAAATGCTTGATTTTGCTTGGTGTTTTCTTGTTTATGACTTGATGTTTTTCAAAGTTTTTAACATGACCATAAGTCTTGCCATCTTCACCTTGAAAAAGGTCTAAATAACCAATCGTGCATAACTCCTGTATCAATACGGTAGTCTTTTTGGAAAGTTCCCGTAATGGAAAAATGTCAGATTCAACAAGTTTTGGGTTGGCATTAAAGTAACCTTCATCATCGCAATGGTTGAGCAATCCAATAGCCAAAAGACACGCTTCTGGTGATACCAAAGCCAATGATTCATCACGCCAAAATTCAGGTTTGATTGTTCTAATTCGTGCCATGATTATTCACCCTCACGTTTAACATAGATGCCTGTCCATCGTTCCTCTTGTTGGCGCATTAACTCGCCAGCCATGCTAAACATGATTCTTGTTTGGTCAGGTGTCAACATAAACATTGAATCGTGACCGCATTCAAGGCATTCTTGTTTAATTACCAAATATCCTGCATCAGATACATAAATTTCTGTTTCATAAGAACTTTGTAACTTCATTTTCAAACCCCAAAAAGAAAACCCCTGAAAACCTGCGGTACTAGCACAAGTCTTCAGGGGTCAGCCGTTGAAGGCTTAGATGTATTCGTATCTAGTACATACGACACCTAAACCTTCTGACAAGAATTATACACACGATTCCAAAGGCACATCAATCAGAACTCGACAGCCGCCACCTTTTTGTTGTTCTTTTCGCACAATCAACAAACGGTCCACTTGACTATCATCATTAAACACGCCAGCCTGTGTAAGCGCATCAAGCAGTGGCTTGGCTATGTTGTCAATGTCACGAACTCGTTTGTCTGGCGGGTAAAGATGTATGGTCAGGCTCACCCGTTGAGCCTCAAAGCCTTTATGCTCTGAAAGGGCAAATGCCTCAAACACTTTGGCTTTGAACTGATTGGCCTTGGGTGTAAGGAAGCGTCTAGAGCCGTTGAAGTTCCAGTAGGTGTTAATACTAGGTGGGTACGGCAAAAAAAGATTGAGCATGGTTGTAATAGATGGTTTAAGTGTGCTTATAATACATCATCGCAACCACGCGATACATCGAAAAGGAATTAAACATGACAGCATACGACAGGTGGTTAGAAGCGCCAATTCAAGCGCACTATGAGGAACAAGACGCAATCAGCGACATTGTTGAGCAACTCATGGAAGACGAGTTAGACCCACGCAACCCTAGCGTGTTCATGCAAGCCATTAACGAAGGCGCTTGTTTGGACAACAAGGAATTCAACGAAGCGTTGAAGCAAATCCTTGAAACCAAGAATTATGACGAACTAGGCAAACTGGTCTACGACTTTGTTGTTGACTATTGCCAAGACACAGCCGTGATTCGTGCTGAAGCAATCATCCAAATGAGGACATACAAATGAAGACGTTTAAAGACCTACGCACAATCAATGTAAACCAGCACATTGAAAAGAAAGGCAACTTGTCATACCTGTCATGGGCATGGGCTGTTGATACGCTGTTGCAGGAAGACCCAACAGCACATTGGGAATTCCATGAGCCAACATTTTTTGGCGAAACCGTAATGGTTCGTTGCACCGTGTACGCATTAGGCAAATCAATGACGATGCACTTGCCAGTGATGGACAACAAAAACCAAGCGGTCAAATCGCCTGATGCGCGTAAGGTATCAGACGCAATGATGCGATGCCTTGCCAAGTGTATTGCCACCTTTGGCATTGGCCTTTACATCTATGCTGGTGAAGACGTACCAAGCGAAGGCGAACCAGAGCCTGTTGACCTTGGACCAATCATTGCATTTATTGCCGAGGCGCATAACCTTGATGACCTGCGTATCAAGTACGTTGGCGCGGTTAAGACGGTCAAGAACGACCAAGACGCATTGAAGCAATTGGAAGCAGTTAAAGACAAACGTAAAGCCGAATTGACGGCATTGGAGGCAGCATGAGTTATTCAGAATTGGAAATGAAAACAATCCAATGGGGTGAAGCCCGTGGCATTGTGCAAAACAGCACCGCAGCAGCCCAAGCAATCAAGACGCAAGAGGAACTTGACGAACTGGTTGATGCTCTGCGAAACAACGACCGCGCAGCCATTGCAGACGCTTATGGCGACATTCTGGTGACGCTAATCATGGGTTGTGCCTGTGTTGACCTTGACCTTGTAACGTGCCTTGAAGGTGCTTACAACGAAATCAAGGACCGCAAGGGTTATCTCACTGCCGATGGCATCTTTGTGAAAGAAGCGTAATGGGACAACTTGTTGCATTCATCTGTTTCTTTGCATGGCTGACGCACATTTTCACCTGCTTTGCTCAAGGCTTTTGGGGTTTCTTGGTGGCTGGCGCTATCTTTTTCCCCATTGGCATCCTTCACGGCTTTTACCTTTGGATGACTTAATATGACAGACACAATATTTGACCCACGCACAGTGGAACAAGGTACAGACCTGTGGAAGAAACTGCGCCTTGGTCACGTTACTGCCAGCAACATTGCCGAGGTAATGAGCAAAGGCAAAGGCAACGCAGAGGCTATTGGGCGTTACAAATACAAAGTGCGCTTGGTTGCAGAACGCTTGACAGGTACGGCTGCTGAATCATTTAGCAGTTCTGCTATGGAGTGGGGCGTTGAGCAAGAGCAATTTGCCGCCATTGAGTACGAAGCAGCCAAAGGCGTGTTTGCTGACAAGACGGGCTTTTGGCCTTGTGAAGATGTGAAGTGGCTTGGCGTATCGCCTGACCGCTTGGTGGGTGAGGATGGTTTGGTTGAGATCAAATGCCCCAACACCACAACGCATTTGCAATACCTGTTTGACAACAAAGTGCCAACTGAGTATTACAAGCAAATCCAATGTCAACTATGGGTAACAGGCCGCAAATGGTGCGACTTTGTTTCCTATGACCCAAGACTGCCCAAGCGCAATCAACTGCTGATTGTGCGGACAGAACGCGATGAAGACCTCATTGCGGAAATGAAAGCCGAGGTTGAGAAATTCTTAGCCGAAGTGGAAAATTTAATCATCAAACTAGAGGAATAATATGTCAGTAAACAAGTTCATTGGTATCGGTAACCTGGGGCGTGACCCTGAAATGCGCTTCATGCCTAACGGCAATGCAGTGTGCAACTTCAGCATCGCCATATCCGAGAAGTACAAAGACAAAAACAGCGGTGATTGGAAAGAAGTCACTGAGTGGGTCAACGTGGTCATGTTTGGCAAGTTGGCTGAAATCGCTGGCGAGTACCTCAAGAAAGGCTCAAAGGTCTACGTTGAGGGCAAATTGAAGACCGAGAAATACACCGATAAGAACGGTGTGGAGAAGTTTTCGACTAAAGTGGTGGCAGAGAAGATGGATATGCTGAATACGCGCACAGAAGGCGCAGCACCATCTAAAGCAGCGCCACCAGAGCCTGAGCCGTTTGACGAGGATAGTATTCCGTTCTGAGTTCCTTTGCAGGAGCCTTAGCCCCCTTAATTGGGGGCTTTTTTTCATTAGGGAAAATACTTAGAAAATAATTTGCAAGAACTATGTGCAACGTCTTTTTTATGTGGTTATAATAGTTATCAGAGCAAGACGCTCTTAATCATCAATCAAAGGGGTAAACATCATGACAACATTTCAAGCAGTAACACCAGGCGAAGCGCACGTTTGGGCTTTGGGTTTTCCATTGCCAGAATTGACTAATGCTCAAAAAGCAAATCGTGATTGGGCTTTGGCAGAAGCATTGGATAAAAAGGCTGATGCTGCGTTTGCCGCAGGTGATGATGCTAAAGGTAAGTATCTTCGTACCCGCGCACTTGGCGCTGCCAATCGTGCTGTTCGTTTTTCAGATTTAGCCAATCAAGGCGTTCGTTTTTCTAATTAATTAAACGGGGCTACGGCCCCAACTTTGAAAGTCTAATCATGAAAAAAGCATTTGAAATCTTGGGTCAGGTCACGCTGGCAGTTGTCATTGGTTCTATCTTGGCTGTGCTGTTCATTGAATGGATGGCTGGATGTGGTGAATCCTATGTGGATGCAAAGGGCGTTACACACGCCAATGAATGCGTTTTGGTGATGCACCACAAGTAATAGTAGTGCTACTATTAGCCCTCATTCAGCAATGGGGGTTATATGGCAAACG